TGGCTCGGAAAAAGGCAGTTGAAAAAATTGATCTCTAATATTTCCACCAGGTGCATCGACATCTCTGAACTCTCCTGGTTGAATTGGTTGGTCATCGTCTCTTACTCTGATACCTCTTGCCTTAAATCCTGCGGGTAAATTTTTTAATGTGCCCGCATCTATCAATTGTCTTAATGCAATTGTTGCTGCACGTGATAAACCACCAATCATGTGAATCAAACCAAAACCATAAAAACCTAATCCTGGTAAAAATTTGTAGTGTACAAAGTATTCTACTCGTGAATAACTTCCATCACCGATTCTGTAGTTTCTGTAAATAGATAAAACTTCTCCACTGCCTTCATCAATTGTTACAATATATGGAATCTTAATACCTTTTTCAGTTTTTTTATCAAACTTACCATACTCATCTAGATCTAAATCCACATGCATTTCTAATATATTATAAATGTAATCTGAAAATTGATCAGTTACGCCTTCAATCTGATTTATTTTTTGATGAACATCATCTTTTTTTTGATTTGGTTTTGGTAACTCTATATCTCTATAAAATCCTGCTGCCATTTTTTTTCTTATATCATTTTCACTCATCTTAATGACGTGTGTAATTCTACCAGCATCTTTTAAGTCTGATGCATAATATGGAACAACTAAATCTTCTGCAGGGATAAACTTAGCAACAGGTCTTCCCATCATTTCATCGTAATATACTTTTTTAAATGTAGATCCTGATAGTGGTAGATAAAATAACATTTGATCCATATCAGTTGTGTATTCTTCCATCTTCTCCATAAGAAGATAATTTAAATAATCTTTTACTCTTGTAGCTTGCGCATCTGTCTGTGGTGATTGTAAGCCCATCACTTGTGTTCTTACTGGTCCATCACTCGGTAATAATTCTTTGTAAGCTGATGCTTGGAATTGTGTTATCGATTCCGCAAGTAAAGGGTGAGTGACACCAGAAGCTCCTCTGAAAGGCTTTGTTTGTTCTTTGTATTTCGTACCAAGAAGATCTAATCCTTGTATGTATGCATCCTCCCAATCTTTCCTTGATGTTTTATCTTTCTTGTATTCTGCTGTTAAATCACTACCAATTTGTGCAAGAATTCTTTCATCCATGTTATCTGCCAAATTAGAAGCAAACTCTTGTTCAGGTGTAACCTGCTCTTCTTGTACTTCTTCACCCTCAACCATAACTTCAGGTGGTAAACCTTCAGGTTGCTCTTTGATTTCTTCAACCTTGATATCTTCTTCTATTCCTGTAGGGTTATCTTTTTCTATAGCCATAATTTACGTTAACATAAGGGTTTAAATATATCTACTACTAAACCACCTTCACTCTTGTATAGCTTTTGAGTATAAGCCATCCCAGGTCTTACTTCAATTCCAAAGGCGTTAAAATATAAATCTGGATCATAAGGGCCGACATATCTAGCTCCTGATTCCTGCACCGTACTAGCACTACTGTGATAGGGACTACTGATCGTTTTCCCGCTTAGCGGGTGTCCTTTATCAGGATATTTGAAATTATCTCTACCTGTCATTTTGTAAGGTTTCTTTGGATCAGACAGTGATATTTTTATTGTTCCAGCTTTCGAGTCTTGAAAGTTTGCCGTCTTTTTCATTAAATCAGCCATCACAGATTTGCCCTTTTTGTTTAAACCTTTACCATCAGCATATCCATAAAATCTTTCATTACCTTGTTTATATCCTTGTCTGAAATGAAGTTTATTGAAAGGCATTACTGCAACATAATCAATTTTTTCTTTGGCTGCCTTATTGAGTAAGAATTTTAATGCATAATCTCCGTAAGCATCTGAATCTAACATTGGATAATAATCAGTATTTCTTCGAGAGCCTTTACCAAGTCTAGCTAATTGTTTATTAATGTAATTTAATTCAGTGACATCTGAACTGGTAATTTGATCCAAATTTTTACTTACTATTTTACTTCTTTGATCAAGAAGTAATCTGTTTTCGATTTGTTTTTGGAAAGGATTATACCTTGCATCAGGTCCAAACGCTTCTTTAGCAGTTAATCTTTTTGCAATACTTTGGTTCGCGTCAGATTGTATTTCGTGAATCACAAAAGCCTTCTTACCGTTGGGTGTGCTTCTAACATCATATCTCACATGAAATAAATTATTTTTTACTTCTCCAAAATGACCCATTGTAGCTCTTGGATTTGTGTTAGAAATAATAGGTTCGTCTAAATGGAATACAGTTTCTCTGTAATTCGTACCACCAGGAAAAGTATAATTACCTTCGTTACCGTATTGTGTTGGTTTTACATTAGATCTAGCACCTGTAGCTTTAGCATAAACTTCATCAACAGCACCTTTCATGGCATTCAATTGTCTTCGTGCCTCTGTGCCCAAATTCGCTTGCATTATACCTTTTAACTCTGCAGAAAAAAGTCTATGCCCTTGTTTAACATCATTTATCATACCATTCATAAGTCCTCTTTCCATGGTATTTAGATTCATGGTTAATGTGTCAAATCTTTCTCCCATCGCAGGAAATTGTCTTTTAACTGTTTGAACAATTCCTAATGAAGTTTCTATTGGTGCTTTGTAATTAAAATCTTGTACTATGTTTCCGTAGTTCACAGTTCTAATACGTAATGCAGGATTACCTTTTAAAAAATTACCTACGTCTTGAGCAGATAATTTTAAATTATATTTCTTTGCAGCAGCTAATAGACCACCAGCTAATTTACCACCTTCATCGAACACCGCTACGTTTGAATCAAAAAGTTCTTCTTTGTTTATGGTTGCTTGTTTACCTGCATATCGACCACGGTCATATGTAAATTGTTTGGGTCCTCTTTCCATTCTAGATACTTGTTTTCCAAATATTCTTTGATTGACTTTCCTTGAAGATGTTAAATGATCTAACCATTCGTCTGCTGAATAACGACCTCCGCCTTTACGCATAACCCAATCATATGTTGAAGATCCAAAAAGGGGTTGACCTCTTTCACCCATTTGCAAATCGCCGGTCTGTGCTCTTGGATTTATTGGTGCTGGAGGTTTGACTTCTGCTCTTGCTAATTGTACAGCGGATTGTTTTTTTGCTTCAGGTGTGTAGGTAAGTAACTTCTGTGATTGTCCGGTAGCCGTTGACTCCTTAGCTTTTTTACCGATGAGTTTACCTAAGCCCTGTAAGATTCCTTTGAGGGACATTCACCCTCCTATGTGTACATCTTTGTAGGTTTTTTTCTTCCTAACTTACAACCTTTTGCCATGACGGATTTACCTTTTTTATAACCAGGCATATTCATCATACCGCCACCCATGTAGCCACCCATGCCTTTAATAACATCTTTAGAAGCACCTTTAATATCTTCTGCTCTTAATCTTTTTCTTTTTTCCATAAGTTTTTTATAGCCAGTTTTTCCTGCTGTTGCCATTATTCCCTTATCTGCCATTATAGGTTTCATCATCATACCGCCACCCATTTTTTTCTTAGGTTTAATTTTATCTTTTAATTTTTTTCCTAACTTTAAAAGTCCAACTCCAACCATTAAAGGTATAGCTAATCTACCTCCTCCTAGAGTCATTCTTCTTTGAATAAATTTAGATGTATTAGGTTTAGTTGTAGCTTCCTTCAAACCTTTTAAATATTTTCTGTATTTTGGACCAGTCATACGAGGATCTTTATTTGGTGGAACCGTATCGTAAAATTCTTTCACTGCTGCTGAAGTCTTTCCTGTAATATTTTTACCTTTATTAGCCATAATGGGTTTCATCATCATGCCACCGCCCATTTTACCTTGAGATTTTAATTTTTGAGTTGCAGCAGTTAAACCGCCACCCATCATTTTTTTCTTCATTCCGCCACGCTGACGACTTCTCATAATTTCAAAATCTTCTGCTGAAATTCTACCGTCTTTGTTTGCGTCTATATTTTTTTGTTTACCTTTTAATGCCATATTAGCTCCTAATAATATTTATATTCTTTTTCAATTTTAAAATTAGGTGCATCTAATTCGTCATTGTAAGTTGAAACAAATCCACCTTGCCTGAATCTTATCACAGCTTGTGTCATGGAATCAACATAGTCATCGTATTGTCCGTTAGGAAATGCTGCACATTCCTCAATAACCTCTTGGGCAAAATTCTCTTTTAAAGGCGCATAAACCATACCTGATTCGT